CCCAATAAATCTTGTTTCATATGTTTATAAAGAATTAAATAATTCATATATAACATTTTGGAACAAGAATAAGGGTTATTGGAAAAATAGAAAATAATGAAAACAGAGGTCAAACACCAACTGGAAGTACAACATATTACCAGGTTCCTGGAGTGCAACCAGATCAAAATGTAAGCATTGGTGGTGGGTCAGGTGGATTAGCGGTGCTTCTTAATCCAGAAACAAATAATGGATATTACTTTGAAATTGTTGCATTAACAGAAGAAAATATAAACTCTTACCTAAAATTAGATAATCAAGGTAAATCCAATATATCTATTAATAATATTGTATTTTATAAAATCAAAAAAGACTCATCTAATAATAACGCAATTCCAGTAAAACTTTGGGGAGGCCTATCAAAAATTATTGTTGATGATGGAAGATTCACTGGCCAATACAGAACAACTGGAGAGCAAAACCCAACAGTATATGATTTAGCAGTAGAGTATGAAGATATTGGAAAAACAAGAAGATTTTATTTATATATTAATAATAAATTAATAAAAGTTGTTGACGATACAGATCCACTTCCAACATATAATAATATTGCAACTTTCGTTCGTGGATCATCTAGATGTATGTTTGAAAATATTTATGCTCTTTCAGAAAACTATTCTCAAAATACAGTCTTTACAGTAGGAGAAACAACTTCTTCTGCTTTTGGAGATAAAGAGATAGATGCCAATGAGTCATTTAGAAAATATGGAATGAGCGGAATAGTTAAATCAACTTATCTATCTGGAATCAGTTCTCAACAACCACCAAAATATAATATGTACTTTGAAGAATTTGGTTCAATTATGAGGGAGTGTGCTTATTTTGATATAAAATATGATCGTGCATATCCTGCTCTTTATGCTCAACTATCACCAACATTTAATAGAATTAAAGGATATACAACGTCTGGATTTTATGCAGACTCTTATGGTGCAGAATTTTTAATATTTAACTCTACGGACACAGCACTAAATCTTGACGAGACTACTGGAAATTATTTAAGAATTCAGGGAATAACATTTACACAAGATACAACCCATGAATTAACAGTTGATGATTATTTTAAGAAAAAGGGAAATCTTTCAAGTCCTGAACTTACTGGGTCATCATTAGTTACATCTAGTTTAGTCTTAAAAGAAAAATTTGATAAAATTAAACTAAGCAGAATGATATATGGAAATAATGAGTTTACATTGCAAACACCATATATACAAACACAAGACGATGCAGAAAGTTTAATGGGTTGGCTAACAGATAAACTAATGGAGCCTAAAAAGGCTATTGGAATAAAAATATTTGCAAATCCAATAATTCAATTAGGAGATATAGTAAACATTGACTATAAAAATATTGATAATATTGATTTGGTTACAGCAAACGATACAAAGTTTATTGTATATAATATTGAATACTCAAGAAGACTTACAGGTCCAGATATGACTGTTTATTTGGTGGAGGTATAAGATGGCTAGCAACTCTGCAGAAAGAGCATTTGATAAAGCAATGGCAGCAATAGATAAAGTTTTAGCCAATCCAAAAGCAACACAAAAACAAATTGTTGCAGCAATGGATAAACTTAATGTTGCAACTGATAAATATGCAAACTCACTTTTAAATAATATAGGAACTTCATCAAATGCTGGTTCCCCACCACCTGATGTTCCAGATACGTTTATTCCAACAGAACAACCAGTAGTTTTTTCTGGATCAAATTTAACTGCAACTCCACCGTCACCAGAACCAGAGCCAATAATAGTCCAGCAAGTACCAGTAAAAACGGCAACACCTGATATTGTATTGTTTGACGATAGCGCACTGCCAATAGAAGTAATGTCAGATCTTATTTTTGAAGATATTGGTGGGCAAGAGTTAATTAGCATTGTAAGATCTGATATTGTTAATGGACAAAAAATATCTTATCAACCAATTAAAAATCTATCATCAATTCAACAACAGTATAACCCAAATAACATATTAGGCCTACAACAGACTGCAAATAGATTTTTTGCTGGATTTTCAATTAAACTAGAAGATAGGATTCCTGAAATTGGCAATGGGCTAAATGGTGAAAATATTTATTTTGATGAAACAACTGGAGATCTTATTATTGAGTTTATTAATTTAAATAATGATGAGCAAATAGAAACTCAGATAACGGTAAATGGTACAATATATGAAGCGAATCTTGGAGACTATACGTCATGATAACTAATACTGGTAAGACAATTATTGCTAAATACCTGCTTGGGCAGGCACCAGCATATGCATCCTATATTGCAATAGGTTGTGGAGCAACACCGCTTACAACTGGAAATGATCTTGGAGATTATTCAACAAAAACCAATTTAGATTTTGAAATGTTCCGTGTACCTATTTCTTCAAGGGGATTTGTAAACGAAGGTGGACTAGATAAAATTGTATTAACAGCAGAACTACCAACAGAAGAAAGATATGAAATCTCTGAAGTAGGAATATACTCTGCTGGATCAAATCCTTCTGCTGGTGCATTTGATAGCAAAACAGTATTTGCTTTTACACAAACAGAAAATTGGCAACACCATACGCCATCAGCAGCAGTTGCAATTGATACATTTTCTGCAGCACTTGATCAACCAGAATACGATAATATTATTGCTGTTACAGATTCAGTATTTCAAACAAGTTCAGACAATCCAATATTTTTTAAATCTCCAAGAGTTGAAAGATATGAAAGACCAAGATTTTTAAATAATATAATAATGATTCAAGGCGACGATGCCGATATTTCAATTAGCGAAGAAAGTGGGGCAGCCCAAGATCATTTTGTAATAGAGCCAGGATCAAGCCATATTCACCTAACTGGTGCCAGTGTTGATTTTACAAGAAACTCTCCAACAGATGAACTAAGGCTAGCATTTTCTGTAGTTAATAAAGATGCAACATCTAATGACATACCAGAAAGAGTCAGAGTTCTTGTTGAGTTTGCATCAACAGAAACAGAAACTGCAGAATATGCCAGGTTTGAGGCTGAAGTTGTAAATGACAGCAGCGGTGGAGCCTATGATTTTGATACAGAAAGATATTTTGTAGTAACTAAACAACTTCAAGATTTATATACATCTGCTAACTTTACGTGGAATGCTGTTACAGTTGTTAAAATTTATGCATCTGTTCTTGCAGAAGAAAGCGGACCAATAGGGATTCCATCTCCAAATTACTATGTTGCTTTAGATGCCTTAAGATTAGAAAATGTTGCAACATTAAATCCACTTTATGGATTAACTGGATATTCAATTATACAAACTCAAGATGCATCAACAATTGTTAAAAATCCAAACACTAGTAACTACATTGAATTTAGATTTTCTGTGGATGTGTCTGGCGGAGTAACATCATAATGGCTGATGCAAGCATAAAAAAAGCAATTATTAAAAAAGCATTACTTCCAGCAATTGATTCTAACAATATTGGATATGTTTTTAGATATAGAGTTGTATCAGAAGATAAAAACAGAACATCTCAGTGGTCCCCAATAAATATAGTTGAAGATGACTCAATTACTTCAGTTAATGGTGCATTGCAAATATCTCAAACAATAACAACCGCTGTATGGGATGATGAATTAAATAGACCAAAATATGATATATTTGTTGGTTTTGATAATACAACACCAATATATCACGGAACATCACCAATACATACATATTCATTTTTAAATACTGGTACTACAAATGTTCGTGTTATTATTCAGGTTGAGGGATCACAAAAAACACTAAATGAAAGTCTTGAAATATATGACTCAGGAATAGAATTATTGGTATAATGAAAATAGGAGGAAATTAATGGCTAAGGTACCACTACCAGAAAGAGGGCAACCTCTTGACGTTACATATTTATATTCGCTTGTTGAGGCTGTAAATGATTTATCTACACAGGTTTCATCAGCAACTTATAACTACACAACAGTAGATACGGTTAGTGCTGGAGCACAAAATGTTAAAACATCTGAAACTAGAATAATTGGTGGCTATGTTGAGGTTGCAAATAACTCAACCGTTTCTGCTGGAAACGAAAAAACATTTACATATGATTTTAGTGATTTTAAATACTCTCCAATAGTTTCAGCAACAGCAGTTAATATTGGACAAACACCTGCAGGACAAAATGTAAATGTTATTCTAAAAACTGTAACAACTTCAAGAATTGAAGGTGTTGTAAGGTTTGGAACTTCTGGAGACTTATCACTAGCAGTACATTTAGTTATTGTTGGAATTCCAAACTAAGGATAAAAATTAATAATGCTTAATTGCAAAAAATGCAATGGCAGACTATTTATTGATAGACAATATAGTGGTTTGCAACATATGGAAACTTATTGTATGGTCTGTGGATCAAGAACCTTTTATCATCCACCGACAGAAAGCGAAGAAGGCAGATGGTTACTGGCAAAGGAATTATTCAGAGCGAAGCGTACAATAACTCAACTGTAATCAAAGGCAATCAAAAAATATGGTTCCTTAACGGTGATCTTGTTAGACTTCACCACAGTTCAAGATCTACTGGTTTAGTTTCTGTTTATAATATTACTAAAGATAGATTTGAGACATGTCTTCGTATAGATTTTAGAAAAAATAGAGAACGTGCATATACCGTAGCAGAGACTGCTAAGTTAATTAATCGTCATAGAAAATACATGCCTAAATTAATTAAGACTGGAATGATTCCGCCACCAGTTGGGGCAAAATTAAATGGTGAACGTGGATTTAGAATAAGATCTTATTATTCAGAAAGCATGGTACGAGACATACGTGCTATACTGGCTACTATACATATAGGACAACCAAGAAAAGATGGACTAATAACAAATAATATGACTCCTACAAGCCAAGAATTGACAAGGCGTATGGGAGACGGTATACTTACATATACGAAGACAGAAGATGGAAGATTTATTCCTGTTTGGGCAGAGAA